CAAGCTTATTGGGACGCACAAGACATCTTAGAGGATGAATTTCAAGAGGGAGAACTTCAAAATGAATGGAAAGCCTATTGCGACCAATTAGGAACTTTAGGAACAGCAAGCATGGGAGATCACCTTTGCTAAAATTGAATTACTAACAGAAACCAAAAACACTACTACAAAATGAAAAACATTAAATCACTTGAAAGGCTACTTCCAGAAGGGGCAACATGGGATGAGGATCTAACGGAAGAAGGCGGGGCAATTTATGTATATGCTCCAGATTGGAAAGCTTGGACTAACACGGGAACTAACAGCGTTGTCATGGAGTGGTATTCATATAAGCCTTGGAATCAGACAAGAGCAACTATTATTGAAGCTTTAATTGAAGATCTCAAGGGAGGCATAGAAGATGCTAATGAGGATACCATTCACGCAATGGGATGGGAAAAATAATTCGTAACGTAACACCTTACAGAAATCTAACAACACCAACACTACTACTCAATGAACTATAATTACAATGACGGAGGAAGAGCGGATGCAGGATTAAAAGGGGATACTGATTGCGGGATAAGGGCAATGGCTATCGCCTGTGAGATCTCATACAGCGAGGCTAGAGCAAGACTTAAAGAAGCCTCGTTAAAAGGCAAGCTAGGCAGCAGGGCGATCTCTAGGGGCATTTGGAAAGAGGATCTTGCAGATGCTTTAGCCCTTCTTGGGTGGAGTTGGAAAACTGCCCCTAAAATATCTGGCAGAAAGGCAAGATGCAAAGACCTAACAGGAACAGTTATTGCCAGACAGGCTAGGCACTTTGTAGCCGTCATAGATGGAATACCCCAAGACACTTGGAATAGCTCCGAAAAAATGGTTTACGGATATTGGGCTAAAAAATAATTGCAGAATGAACTTCTCAGAGATTGAATTATGCTCTAGAAACCTCAAGCAATCATGAACGAAGAAAGAAAGAACAAAGGATTCATCCTAATACATAGAAGCCTTGGAGATCATTGGCTATGGCAAGAGAAAAGGGTATTCAGTAAAGCGGAAGCATGGCTTGATATTCTCATGGAATGTAATCATTCAGAGCGGAGTTTTTTAATAGGAGATACAGTGATAACTTGCAAAAGGGGAGAGTCTGTAAACTCTATAGGAACTTGGGCTGATCGCTGGAAATGGAATAAAAGCAAAGTTGTTAGATTCCTTGGACTTTTGGAAAAGCAGAAAATGGTTGATCAATTAGTGTCACCTAAATCGAAACACCTAAGAGTTTGTAAATACGAGACTTATCAAACAACTCGAAACGCAAGTGAAACGCAAGTGAAACGCAAACGAAATCAAAGTGAAATCAAAGTGAAAACAAACAATGAATTAAAAGAATTAAATGAATTAAAAGAATTAAAGAAGAGTGTTGAACTTCCCCACAAATCTAGCGCATTTAAAGAAACTTGGGCTGATTGGATACAGCACAGGAAAGAGATAAAAAAACCTTTAACTCATACAACAATTAAGAGACAGTTTAAGGAGCTTGAAGATATAACCGAAAAAGAATCCATTGCAAGAATTGAACAATCAATTAAAAACTCTTGGGCTGGATTATTCCCAACAAAAGAAAATCAAAACGCAAAGACATCCTATGCCACTGCCAAGGATGAAGAAAGACAAAGAAACCTTAGAAAGATATGAACGATAAACAGAACGAAATACACCAAAAGATAGAATCCTTATTTAAGGAGATTAAAGAAATTCACGAAAAGAAGCCAGAGCAAGCAAGAGAGAAACTAACAGTTGCTCTAAACTTGATGCGTCTAGAATACAAAAGGCTCAAATTGATTTAATGAATTTTACTAACAGCATCAGCGAAGCTTATGTAGCTTCATCAGTTTTAAACAATCCAGAGAAATATATTAACCATCTAAAAGCGGAAGGCATTACAGCCGATTATTTTCACAACCATTTACCAAAGATGATTTGGAGAATGGCTAACAGCTTTAAGGATGAAGGAAGAATAAACGAAATAGAATCACTAGAGTTTTCCGATCAAGTCAAAGGGCAATCTAACGGAGGCGAGCTATCTCATGATATATCACTTATCAGATGTGAATGGCAGGGAGGCGAAATTTTAAAGCAGCATCTAAAGATGCTAAAAAATATGTATGCAACAAGGTTTGCTCATATCGGATTGAATGAAGCATTGCATGGATTAGGCGAGGGATTAACCGCAGAAGAAATAGCGGAGGCATCCAAAAATCTAACACAAGGCATCCTTTCTATTTTGGAAAATGAAGCTGGCTGGAAATCGGCAAAGCAGGGAGCGGAAGAATTTAGCGATATGCTAAGAACTATTCACTCTGACAAATCGCAAGCGGGAGTGCCAAGCGGGATTCTAGAACTGGATCAAATCACAGGAGGCTTATCAGAAAACGAGCTTTGGGTAGTAGGAGCGCAAACAAGCGGAGGCAAAACTGTTTTGATGTTTCAGATCATGGCTCACTTTCTAGGGCTAGGAAAGAACGTCTTGCTCTTTAGCTTAGAGACAGAGGCGAGCAGAATACACGCTAGGCTTGCTGCAAACACGCTCAGAATTGATATGGGGAAAATACTTGCTACAAGTCATCTTCCTTTAATCAAAAACGACATTATTAAACTAAGAGATTACATTGAAGACGTAATAGCCTCAGACTGTCTAACAATTTGTGATACGGATTCGATCAGCTTGGAAAGCATTGCAACAAAATCACAGCAAGTTCAAGACTCTGGAAAGCGAATAGATTTGATAGTTGTGGATTACATTCAGTTAGTTTCCTTGATGAACTCCAAAGACAAGCCAAGGCATGAACAAGTTGCAGAGGTTACGAGAACACTCAAGCAGCTAGCCAAGAAATATAAATGCCCCGTGATAACAGCTAGCCAGTTGAATGATGATGGAAAAGTTAGAGAGAGCAGAGCCATTGGTCATGATGCGGATGTTCTTTTAAATATTGGAGATGATTCAGAAAACATTTTCGTAGCTAAGAACAGAAACGGAGAGAGAAACAAAACTTTGGATTTGAGATTGAACGGAGCGATGCAGAGATTTGAATAATGAACTACGAAAAATTTCTACCATCTGAAAATCTAACAGCCGAAACAATAATCAATGCGACCGCAAAACTTTGGGGGCTTAATCCAAAAAATCTAACAGAAAAAGGAAGGCAACAACCAGATGCTTTTGTTAGACAAGTTGCAATGTATCTTTGTTATGATCTAACAAGTTTAAGCCTAGCTAAAGTAGGAATGGTTTTTAGCAATAGGAATCACGCTACAGTATTACACGCCATTAAACGCATAAAGCAAGCTATGGAAAGGAATCCAAAGATGAAAACAGCCGTAACAGAGCTAAAAAAGCATCTAACAGCCAATGCTTGAGCGATAGAACAGAAAAAATATGCCACATTAACCCTTATAGAATAAGGAAACTTGAAGATTTATTGATTTTGTGCTAGCCATTTATCAATTCATTCAGTAGTTTCTAATCATCAACGGGAGCAACCGCAACCGCAACCAAAACCAAAAACACTACTACAAACATGAAAACCGAAATCAAAACTACTGAGCTTGAAACCAAAACCCTTAACTGGCTTAAAAATACTGGCTGGTATAACTACGACAATGAGCCATTTTATTCAGATGTTGTCGCAAGCGAAATTGCAGAAGGAACGGGAATAGATATTGCATCTTTAAAAGGTGTTCTTGGCAGTCTTTCAAAAAAAGATCTTATTTCAATAGACGAATTTGAGGCAAACTTTGAAGCTCCGCTTTATTTTATCGTGGCAACGGAAGCTACATACATTCATCTAGGAGATGAGGAAATGTTTAGAGAGCTAGGATACTAAAAAAACCAAGCCCCCGAAAGGGGGCAAACCTTAACACTACTACAAATATGAAACCAATTAAATCAGCGCAAAGAATCGCAGTTGAACAGGGGATCAATCCCAAAAGCTATGAGCCTTGGACGGATAAAGAAATCGCAGAGCTACACCATCCAGAATCAGCAGCAATAGGATTGCTGCAAGGATGCACGGATAGAAGCATTTCAGAGCTATCTCATTTAGCCCAAATGGTAAAAGATGATTCATGGACTAGAGAACAAATTTCCCAAAAAATGAAAACGCTTATGGACTACATGAGAGGATCAGACTTCACAGCAAAAAGAATCTTAAACAGATAAACAACCAAGCCCCCGAAAGGGGGCAAACTTAAAAATATGAACACTACAGCAAAACTAACAGAATTAGATCTGGCTTATGCCAAGTTGCATAGCTTAACGCATAATGACATGATCGCATTTAAAGAAGACATGGAAAAGGAAATGGCTTACGAGATCAAGGCAAGAAAAGAAGAAGAATTTAACGAGCGCATGGAATGGGCTAACCCAGAAATTGACTAATGAAAAATCTGGATTGCTTATCACAAATAGGATTCTTAATAGTGCTGGCTCTTTGCTATTGGCTAGGCACAATTTGCGGATCAATCTAACAAAAATCATGAAAACAGAAAACATAATTAGAAGCGGATTAACCCCAAGACAAATTTACATCTTGGAAACACTACTAGAAAAAGAAAGTTGCACCTTGAAAGAACTAACAAGCGACTTTATGAGCAGGGTTAATTTAACAAATGCTGTAGATGGATTAGAGATGCAGAGATTTGTTAAAAGGAGGCGAGATGTTCCAGACAGGCGAAGCGTTAGCGTTTCAATAACAGAAGACGGAAAACAATTCATCTCTAACATTTCTTAGCATGACAATCAAACACGATAGCAGAGAAGCGTTTCACAGATCAATTTACCAATGCGTTAAAGACGGCTTGCAGTTTGAGGCAGACGGAGAGGCATTAATTATTCATCTAACAGGAGGCTTCTAACAATGACGTTATACATTAACAGAAAAGTTAGCGGAACTTATGCTGAAACTGTAGATGAAGTTTCTAACATAACAGAAGCGGAACGCCTAAAATCAGAATATCAACTGTCAGACTCCTATGGTGTTTACTATGTAAGCACAAAAGCATGTAGTAATTGGGAATCATGACCTAAAAAGCAGGTCATTCGACCTTAAAAGCAGATCATTCATTGTAGTAGATGAAAAAAAAGTGCCTCGCAGATCCTTATAAACAAAGGGTTTGCGGGGCTTCTTTGGTAAAAGATGAAGATTTATTGATTTAGTGCTAGCCATTTATCAAATGAGATGCTAATTTTTAATCATCAGCGGGAGCAACCGCAACCGCAACCAAAACCAAAAACACTACTACAATGAAAACAGCAACTAAACTAACCAAGCAAGAACACTCCGCAAAACTTCGCAAGGAGTGGAGCGAAATTAAAAACTCCCTAACGGCTGATCAGATCAGCGAAGCGGAAGCAATCTGTAAAGCTCACGGCTTAAACTTCTCAGCTACAGGATACGCTTTTTGCAAAGAGCAAATGGCACAAGCTAATCTAACTGGAACGCCTTATGTAGATTGCAAAACTTACGCTGGCTGGAAGAAAGCAGGGTTTCAAGTTTCCAAAGGGCAAAAGTCTTTCGGCTACGGAATCACTTGGTTAAAGGTAGAAAAGAAGACCAAAGAGGAATCCTTTATCTACCCTAAACAATATGCTCTCTTTCACGCATCACAAGTTGAAGCAATCTAAATAACAATCAGCCCCCGAAAGGGGGCAACATTCAAAACCAAAAACACTACTATTAAAATGAAGACAATTAATAAGACACTAGACAACGGATGGAAAATCGAAGCGGAGCATGACGGCGAAAAGTATCATCTTTACTTAGAGTCAAGATGCGGGAAGTATTACGGCTCTCTTGCTCTGGCAGAAGATACAGGTTGTGTAGATAACCACGGAACATTAGCAGAAAAGAAAGTGCCTAACTCAGTCATAGAAGCAGCGCAAGAATTAGAAGACAATCTTTGGGAAGAACAAGACTAACAGAAATTAAAGCCCCCGAAAGGGGGGCAACCTTAACACTACAAAAATATGAAAAAACCAACAAAAGAAATAGTGCAAAACTTATTTGCAAATCTAATTAAAGAGCATGATCTAACAATGAACGGGGAGAAACTCTATCCAGACATTTACACCTTTGGAGAAACGGAAATAGTTTTTGAAGATGAATACATTGGCTATCTGTTAGCTGGATACGTTTCCTCTAAAGTATTTGATGAGCTAGAAGCAAGGCTGTTAGATATTGGAATTGAGATGATAGATTCAGACGGATGCAAGATGATCATAGAAACAAAAGCAGAATAACAACCAAGCCCCCGAAAGGGGGCAACTCTTAACACTACTACAGACATGAAAAAAACAATTACATTTATTGCCCTTCTTATTTTCTCCTTCCTTGCTGGAATCGCTCAAGGGCAAATCCAATCTGGAAAACCCATTTTAGTAAAACCAAAAGTTGCTTGGTATAAAATGACGCAAGGGGTTAAATACTTTGAGGGATTCAGATCGGAATCTTACACTTGCTGCGGAGGCAAAAGAACTATTGGATATGGTCACACTGGAAAGTCTGTTAGCAAAGGAATTATTTCCGAGGCAGAGGCAAGCGAGTTGCTACAAAAGGAATTGCACAAATACAAAAACATAGTTTTAGAAATTGTGAAAGTTCCACTAACAGATAACCAGTTAGCCTCCCTAACAAGTTTTACATACAACTGCGGAAGGGGCGCACTATATCAGCTTGTTTCTCAAGAGGGGCGTTTAAACGATGGAAACTATCAAAGCGTTTCCGAGGTAATGCCTATGTATAGAAAAGCAGGGGGCAAAATCCGCAAAGGATTAGTAAAAAGAAGAAGCTTTGAGCTTGAATTGTGGCATGGGTAAAATTATTTTGCCCTTTCAAGCCTTGTAGAATAAGGGAACTTAAAGATTTATTGAATTAGTGCTAGCCATTTATCAATCTATCCTGTAGATTTTAATCATCAGCGGGAGAAACCGCCAAACCACTACCAACCACTACTACCATGAACGCATTAAACTTCAGTTACGAAATCACAAAAGGCGAAGGCTGCATTGTAAAAATCAAAAGATTTGAATCAGTTGAGGAAGCTCTAATGGAGCTAAAGTTTCTCCGCAAAATAACAACCAATAAAATTTCCATGACTTGGAAAATCGAAGGCGAAACTTACACAGCCTAACAACCAACCAAGCCCCCGCAAGGGGGTATTAACCAAAACCAAAAACACTACTATTATGACAATTAAAACCAACTACGTTAGCATTGAAAAAGACGAACACGAAACAACGCTTTGTTTCTGGGAAGACAAGGAGAAAACCAAGCTGACATATTTTAAACCCTACAGCAACGAGGATGCTATTAAAGCAGATTACAAGTATTGGGGTAGCGATCTTAAAACAATAGATTGCATCTAATCAACCAAGCCCCCGAAAGGGGGCATTAACCTAAACCAAAAACACTACTACCATGACTTCAAGAAAAACCAATCCAAAGCAAAAACAAGTTCAAAAACTTTTAAGCCCCTTTGGGCTAGAACCTTCTTTTACTACGTTCTCTCAGACAAGAGTGCCATTGCCTACAAGGTTTCATCCAGAGAGCCTACAGGATCTACAGGAGGAACTATTAAGCCTTGAACTAAATTTGTCAGTTCTTGTAAGCGATACAGGATCGAAAACTTTAAAGGTTGAATTTTAAACCGCAACAAAACCAAAAACACTACTAACAAAATGGAAACAATAGAAGACGCAATAGAAAGCTACCTTAACGGGAATTTCTCAGAAGTTAAATTATGGATGCAGCATAACGAAATAACTCTAACAAGCATGGTCACAGTTTACCTCTTAGATCATGATCCTAACAAAATACAAATTGTGCATTTCATCTCAAGACTTGAAAACCGATAAAAACATGAATACATCAATAGACTGGAAAAACATAGATTTGAAATCCTCATTTGAAAGAGATCTTAACCTAATAGAGAACCTAACATTTGAAACTTTATTACTGGAGATAGATTGCAACATTCCCGAAATTACAAAGGGAGCTATCGTCTTGCAGTTCAAAGAAGATCTAAGTTCAAGAATAGAAGAAGCATGGGAAATTTTCGGGGCTAACCTAGATTCGATTTACTCAGCAGCAAAACAAAAAAGAAAAAACTAACACAATGAAAAACTACTACATAAGAATTGGGTTTAAGGGCAACACTGACAAATCAGTTTTTGAAAACGTCATGCCTTTTAGATCTTTCTTTGCAGCATGTAATTTTGCTCAAAGACTCAGCGAATCAGAAGGCGGGGAAATCGTGGAAATTAAACTTAGAAGCTAACAGAAAATGACAAGGCAAACTTCAATAGATTGTTATCATGAAATAAAAGAAAGCGGTTTGCTTTCAAAAAGACGGCTGCAAGCTCTTGAATATTTAATGAGGATTGCACCTTGCACGGCTAGCGAGTTGCAAAAATCCATGCCTTATCATGACGGGGGAAGAGACTGCATGAAACGAATCTCTGAATTAGCAAAGAGAAAAGTTGTTTACGAAAAAGGAATCCGCACTTGTACAGTTACAGGCAGACAAGTTACTGAATGGGATCTAACAGACAATCTCCCCAAAGACATAAAGCCAGCAACTAACAGAAAAAAGGAAAGGGCTAGCAATGCGCTAAATGCTCCTGCGGGATCTGTATAAAAACAAGGATCTTGACGAAAAATGGAAGCTGGTAGCAAAATTAATCAAAGAAATTTAGATCTCTAAAGCTATATAGAATAAGGGCTAAAGGGGGGGTGGTGAAAATAGATTGATTTAGTGCTAGCCATTTATCAAATGAGATGCTAATTTTTAATCATCAGCGGGAGAAACCGCACAACCTAAACCAAAACTACTACTACCATGAATCAGCAAGATGAACACTACCAAGACAAAGCAAGCTCACAAGACTACATGAACGAAGCTTATGGATCAACCGCCCCAGATGAAGCTTACGAGTTTTATTGTAATCACTGTGAAGATTGCCATGAGATGGGATTAGATGCAGGAACTTTTGAGGATTTCAAAAAGTCTTTAGAAGCCCCCATTGAAGAAAACGAAGATTTGCTAATGATGGGGCAACTTGAAAACAGCCCTTCCGAATATGACGGAGTGCCATTCTAAAAACCCTCAACCAATACAGCCCCCGAAAGGGGGCATTAACCTAAACCAAAACTACTACTACCATGAAACTTACAGAATACGAAAAGCAGCAAGTCATTATCGGAATCAGCCAAGCTAACAGATTTATCAAAATGGAATCTCCCCGCAATCCAGATCTAAGACCAGCAGACGTTCAAGAAACTTTAGATCACGCAATACAGCACAAGGCAAACATGATTAAAATGCTTGCTGATGATGTTGCAGCAACTTACCAAGAACTCTACGCCTAAACAATACAGCCCCCGCAAGGGGGCAACTCTTAACACTACTACAAACATGAAAACCGCAACACTTACACAACTAAAACTAAGAGCGCATATCTGCCAAACTTGCCTCCCTTGTTTTGCTGAAGCAGTCATTGAAGACATCGAAGAATTTCACCCAGAAATCACAGAGCCAGAACAAGTAGATGCACTGCTAGAATGGGAAAGCTATTGGGAGGTTTACAAGGATGTTCATAACATTAGCCCACGATGGACAAGCTACAAAGACAAGACAGCCAAAGAATGGGTAGCTGCAGTTGATGAGCTTCAGAAGCAACTCTAACCAATACAGCCCCCGCAAGGGGGCAACTCTTAACACTACTACAAATATGAAAGAACACACAAATATCTGGGGAGTTACCTACAAAGTAGGGCAGACGGGCAAATGGTCACAAAAATTTAAAAAGAAACAACGTGACGAAGTTTTGACCATCGCTAGTTTTACTCCAAGCAAAAGATTCATGAGAGTGACAAGCACAAAGGGCAGCGCAATCTATTTGTTCTCTACTGATACGCTACTGCTTAAAGGCTCTCACATGGGAAACTCTAGCATTAACTTTAAATAACCAATTCAATGAAACTTACACTAGAAGTCTTAGCAATAAGCGTATTCTTTTTTGTTCTCTCTTATTCATGTTTCACTTTAGCTCTATGTCATTAGAAGTAACAATTTACGATGATCAAGATAAGCCCATTGAAATCATGGGTTACCTAATCAAAGGGCAAAGCGGGATGCGTGATATTTACGGAGTGCAAGAAACTCCAGATGATGAGGATGAAATAGAAATCGTTTCAGCCATTGCAGAAGATGGAGAGGAACTAACTCTGACAGACTCACAAGAGCGGGAAGCAATGGAAATGCTATTTGATTTAATACATCATTAAATGATTGACCAAAACAATAATTGCAAGCAATCTAACAACACATGAACTTAGAAGAAAACAGCATTTTTACGGATTGGCAACCAAAGGAATTAGCAGCATTAAAGTCAGCCACGAAAAAGCTAATGGCAGAACAGCCAGCAAAGCCTAAACGCATCAACTTAAAAACAGGCGTTAAAGGTTGCCATTACCATAGGGGGCATGGAAAGTTTCTAATTTATGCGCTTATTGACGGGGCGCAAGTTTACGCTGGAAGAATGGAAGAATTTGATAAGGAAAAAGCAATAGCATTACAGCAAATTAAAATAGAAGAATACAATAATAAACTCCTACAAAAAAATGAACACTAAAGAATCAAATAGCAATCACGGAGGCGTTAGAAAAGGAGCGGGAAGACCTAGACTAAACGAGCCTAGAGTCACCATCTGTATGAGTATGGATGAGGAAACCGCAAACTCTTTTAAAGACCTAACAAAAGAGCTTGGGAAGTCACAACCGAAAACATTAAAGACACTACTCGCTAGCTATAGTGAAAGAGCTTAAAGTTAATTGCTCTCATGATCGCATGGTTAAATTGGAAGATCTAAAAGTTCATCCAAGAAACCCTAACACGCATAGCCCGAATCAAATTAGGCTGTTAGCTAAGATAATAAGTCATCAAGGATTTAGGAACTCTATAATAGTCTCTAACAGATCTGGCTTTATTGTCTCTGGTCATGGAAGGCTTGAGGCTAGCAAGGAGCTAGGGCTAAAAGAAGTGCCTGTAGATTTTCAAGACTTTGATAACGTCAAAGATGAGTTGTCTTACTTGGTAGCAGATAACAGGATTGCAGAACTGGCAGAGATAGACAGAGCAGAGTTAGCCGATATAATCGGAGACATTGATAGCGGAGATTTTGACTTAGAGCTAACAGGCTTTGAACTAGACATGGTAGAGGATCTAATGACGGCTTGCCCCCCGTTAGATTTAGATGATGATGAGGAAACAAAAAGCAAGAGTTGTCCTAACTGCGGGGAGGCATTATAGTAAAGATGATGCTATTAAATGATACTGTTAGATTTGCTGGCATTTATGATTTGCCTTACATAGTTGATCTTTCAAAGAAAGAATCTAAATCATTAGGCTTTATTCCTAAAATGGCTTATGAATCTGCGATAACTGGAATTAAAAAAGGCAAGAGATGGTCTAATGTATGTAATGACAGATTAGCAGTAATAGAAAATAATGGAGATCTAGTTGGCTTTTGTTTGGCTTCTTTTGGGCAACCTAACAGCAAAGACAAAAGAGGAAAGATTGCCCAGATATGTATTCAAGAAGATGCAAGACAGATAGAAAGAGGAAAGCACTTGCTAACAAAAATAATATTATATGGATCAACTGTAGGTTGCTTTAATATGGGGTGCGGATGCGCTGAAGATTTGGAATCTAACATTTTTTGGAAGGCGATGGGATGGAAAAAGGTTTCAGTTAGAAATGGAATATCCTGCAAGAATACATGGAAGCAAACGAGCAAAAGGATAATAAATATTTACCATTATGATAACCCCCTGCAATACAGACTTTTTGACTAGAAAGAACAAGATGAAAGACGAAACCCAAAACGACAAAAATGATGTTGGAAGACCAAAGGTTATTTTTGATCTAGACGTTGTAGAAAAGTTAGCGGGGCTTGGATGCACTAACGAAAATATAGCGGAATGGTTTTCTTGCACTGTTAGAACAGTAGAAAGAAGGAAGTCAGAAAACCCAGAATTTTGTCGGGCAATCAATGAAGGTAGGGCAAAGCTAGTTGCCAGACTTAGAAAGGCGCAGTTAGATGCTTGCTGGAGTGGTAGCGTTCCTATGCTGATTCACATGGGCAAGCAGTTGTTAGATCAGAAAGACAAGACGCAAAACGAATCAGAAATCCAACTGAAAGACATTACTCCAACAATTAACTTGATAGCCAAAAAGCCTAATGGCGATTAACCCCGTTCTTGAGATAGGATTGCACGACAAGCAATCGGAAGCTTTCTTCTCTACAGCTAATGAAATCCTTTACGGAGGGGCTGCAGGGGGCGGTAAATCGCATCTAATGAGGGTGGCAGCTATTAATTGGTGCTGTGAGATCAAAGGGCTGCAAGTTTACCTCTTTCGGAGAGTATCGGAAGACCTATATAAGAATCACATGGAAGGAAGCGGGGGTTTTCTTTCTCTGTTAGCTAACTGGATTGGGCTAGGGCTTTGTAGTTACAACGCATCTAAGAACGTAGTTACATTTTGGAACGGCTCTAAGATTTGGCTTTGTCACTGCCAACATGAAAAGGACAAATTTAAATATCAAGGTGCTGAAATTCATGTCTTGATGATTGATGAGCTTACGCACTTCAGTGAATCAATTTACAGATATTTAAGGGGGCGTTGTAGGGTAGGCTCTCTAACACTTCCAGAAAAACACAAGGGCATGTTCCCAAGAATTTTTTGTGGCTCAAATCCTGGAGGTATAGGTCATAGCTGGGTTAAAAATACTTTTGTAGATAATGCGCCTTACAAGTCTATTGTTAGAATGGAAAAGAAAGAGGGGGCTATGCGAAGGCAATACATTCCAGCGCTTCTAACAGATAATCCTACTCTTGATTATGAAGAATACTCTGGCAACTTAGAAGGGCTTGGTTCTCCAGACTTGGTTAAGGCGATGCTAAACGGAGATTGGAACATTGTAGCGGGTGGGGCGTTAGATGATTTGTGGCGTTCTGATGTTCACGTAATACCAAGATTTAAGATCCCTTTCTCATGGCGGTTAGATCGCTCTTTTGACTGGGGAAGTTCTACACCTTTTTCTGTAGGATGGTGGGCAGAGGCTAACGGGGAAGAAGCGGAGTTAGAAGACGGCACAACATTCTGCCCCGCAAAGGGAACGCTCATAAGGATAGCGGAGTGGTATGGTGCTGAAAAGGTAGGCACTAACAAGGGGCTTGCTCTAACGGCTAAAGAGATAGCAAGGGGCATAGTAGAAATGGAAAAGCAGTTGTTAGAATTAGGCTGGATAGCTGGCAAGGTTTACGCTGGGGCTGCAGATAACCAAATATCTAACGTAATAGAAAAGAACGCTGACACGATAGCCAAGAAAATGGCAGATGAAAAAGTAACTTGGCTTAAATCTAACAAGAGTGCAGGATCAAGGATTGTCGGACTCGATTTAATCAGAAGTAGGATGAGGGCTGCAATAGATGGAGAGGGTGCTTCTATCTACTTCATGAATAATTGCTTGGCAACGATAGCTACTCTGCCTATAATGCGGCGTGACCCTAACAATCCAGAGGATGTTTTAAAGGGGGCTGATGATCATGCTTATGATGAAATCCGTTATAGAGTCTTGCACGGAAATGTTAGATCAGCTACAAACATTAAGATAACTCACGTTACCTAACAACTATAATTTTATGCCAGAAGTTGACCACCAACACCCGCTCTATGAAGAATTAAAACCTTCATGGGATCAAGTAAATGACTGCATTAAAGGAGAGCGACAAGTAAAGAAGAAGAAAGACATCTACTTGCCAAAGCCTAACCCCTCTGATGTTAGTGCGGAAAACGAGACTCGTTACAATCAGTATCTAACAAGGGCTGTATTTTACAACGTAACAGCCAGAACTTTATCTGGATTAGTTGGACAGGTATTTTCAAAAGATCCAGTTGTAGAAGTTCCACCATTGTTAGATTCAATCATTGAAGATTCTGATGGCTCTGGGGTTTCACTTGTGCAGCAAAGTAAATGCGTTCTAGGATGCGTCTTGGCTAACGGAAGGGCTGGATTGTTTGTTGATTACCCTACAGTGGAAGGCACAGCGACAAGGCAAGATCAGTTAGATGGATCAATCAGACCTAATATCCTTCATTACAATGCACCATCAATCATTAACTGGAGAAGCGAAAGACAAGGTGCAAAGAATCGTCTAACACTAATTGTTCTATCAGAAACTTATGTAGATAGTGACGATGGATTTAAAGAGGAAATTGTAGAGCAATTCCGTGTTCTAAGATTGGTAGAGGGAATCTATCAAGTGCAGATCTACAGGAGAAGCACGGCACAAGGAAGCGGGGCTTATGGCTTAGTTGAGGAATACACTCCGACAAGCGCACAAGGCTCTCCACTAACAGAAATCCCTTTCCAGTTTATCGGATGGGAAAACAATGACGAAACTCCAGATCTTCCCCCGCTTTACGATCTATCAGTTTTGAATCTGGCTCACTTTAGGAACTCTGCAGATTATGAGGAAGCTTGCTACATTGTCGGACAACCTACGCCATACATGACGGGCTTAGATCAGTCATGGGTTGATGATGTTTTGAAGGGGCAAGTTCACTTAGGATCTAGATCAGCCGTGCCACTGCCAGAAGGCGGCTCTATGGGGCTTGTGCAAGCCTCTGCTAACTCTATGCCCAAAGAGGCGATGGATACAAAGGAACGTCAAATGGTGGCGTTAGGGGCAAAGCTCGTAGAGAATAAAAACGTCCAAAGAACAGCAACGGAAGCGGGAATGGATAACGCATCTGAAACAAGCGTTTTAGCTTCTGCAGCTAACAATACAGCGGAGGCATTTAGAACGGCTCTTAAATGGTGCATGGAGTTTGTCGGAACAAGTGGAGAAGTTGATTTCTCACTGCATACAGATTTCGTAAATCATACACTTAATCCTCAACAGCAAGGGGCTTTACTTTCCCTCTGGCAAAACGATGTTCTAACATGGGATGAGCTTAGAGATAATCTAAAGAAAGCTTCCATTGCAGAACTGCCTAATGATGAGGCTAGAGATATTATTGACGCAAGCGCATTAGATGGGCTGGATCAGATTGATGATGAAGTTGATGATGTAGATGAAGAAGAGGAAAACGATTAACCCTTATGTTGGCTCTTTTTCTGAAAAACTTTTTGAATGGCTAACTCAATAATAGACATAGCTACAAGGCATCAAGTCTTGTTAGAAAGGCTTAAAGCTGGAAAGATTAGAGACTACAAAAAAGTAGTTAAATGGTTTGAGCGTGACTTGATAGCAAAGGCTAACAGCCTAGGAGTAAACTCAATAAATGAGCTAACCAAAAAAGAGCTAAATTCTCTTATTAGTTATTCAACTGAGTTAAGCAAAAAATACCAAACTGTGGCGGTAGATGATCTAACAAAAGATTTATCCAAGCTGGCAAAAGATGATGCTCTATTTGAAAGAGACGCTATTAAATCCGTTGTTAAAGGGGCTGCTGTTAATTCAGCCGCAAACATAGCTTATGCTGCAGCTTTGGCTTCTCCTATTAGCGCAACTGGAGAACTGTTAAAGCCATTTATAAAGAACTGGTCACAAACACGAATCAATCAAGTAAATGGAGTTATCCGAAAGGGATACAAAGAGGGGCAAACTCTAAGCCAGATGACTCAACTAATAAGAGGCACAAGAGCTAACAATTTTAAAGACGGGCTAACCTCTTTGCAAACAAGACAAGCAGAGGCAGTAATTAGAACCTCAGTCCAACACGTTAGTGCTACTGCTAGGATGCAGACTTGGGAGGCTAACAGCGATATCATACAGGCTTACAAATGGCGTTCCACATTAGACGGAAGGACAACGCAAAGGTGCAGAAGCTTAGACGGGTTAGAGTTTGAAATGGGGCGTGGACCTATGCCCCCAATTCACATTAATTGCAGATCAACAATTAACTTTGTGCTAGATCCATCTCTAGGTTTAGATGCTCTTGATAAGGGCGCAACAAGATCAGCACTAGGCGGGGAAGTTTCAGCAAAACAGACTTATTACGATTGGCTAAAAAAACAGCCTAAAGGATTCCAAGAGCAAGCTATAGGTGTTCAAAGAACCAAATGGCTAACAGATGGAAAGCTTACAGCAAAACAATTCGCTGCCCTTAACCTAGATAAGAACTTCAACCCTCTAACGCTTGCTGAGATGAAAGCAAAGAGAAGCTCTATAATTTCTAACAAATATGGAACTACAGCTAAAAAAACAGCGGCTAAAACAACTGTAAGAAAAAGCGCACAAATCAAGCCTAACACAAGCTTGGGCTTGGCGTTTCCAAAGCCAGAAGTTATAATTCCAAGCAATGATATCGCTTTAATTAAAAGCGACACGGCAAAAATAATGAAGGGGGTAACAGTTAGCAAGAACACGAAGGCACTTGATAAAGCTGTAGATATGCTTGATAAGGAAAACGCTATATTGGTTGACCTAGATAAGAAATACAAAAGGGAAAAGAACAGACTTCTAAAACAGGCACGGGCTGATAAATTTAATGAACAAGCTGTAATAGTTAGAAGGCTGATAGCTGTTAGAAAC